CGGCAACCCGCAGTAGCCCTAGGAAAAAGTTAGGCGGATCGAACTGTCCCATCAGTCCCAAAGCCGTGCGGCTTCCTCCATCAGCCGATCCAGCTCCTCCGGCGACCGTTCTCCCCTTGGGGAGCCCTCCAAAACCTGTCCTTTTATGCCAGATCCCTTGGTATGACTGGGAAGTAAATCGGGACACGTAGGGGGGCTGTCCTCTTTTGCTCCAGCCACCTCCTCAAAAGAGGACACGTCTAGGGGCTGTCCTTTTTTACTTTCCAGTCCCTGACTGGGTTTTCCCAATTCGGGACACATATTCACACACATATCACGCGAGAGAACTGCCTGGTACAAGTTGGAAGGACGGGCTCCGCTGGAGGTCTGCCCAACCACCTCCACCAACCCCCTCGAAGCAAGCCTCTGGAGCGCCTTGCCGATAGCGGCCACACTTCCACCGCACAAGGGATCCGCAGCCAGGTCAGAGCGGCTCAGAGAGCGCGGATACGCAGCCCTCAGGCGCTGGAGCACCCGATCCACGATGGAAGCCGGACTGGCGCTGTCGGTATCCAGCTCCACGTAGTCCGCCAGCGAGAACGTCAGGTCGCTCTCCAGCTTCATCAGCAGCTTGGAGCCATCCCTGCCCGCCCTGGACTTCTCGACGGTGATGAGGCGGGCGTTGTAGCCGGTCTGCTCGACCTGCTGCCGATCCGGCCGCCTAAGCCCCCACACCTCATCCACAGCGTCCCTGATGGCCGTAGAACCCCGGAACCCGCCGGTCTTATTGGCGTGGTGGATCAGCAGGATGGTGCAAGCCGGGAAAGTCCGCCCGTTGTTGTTGGCCAGCCAGTAGATCGGGCTCGCAAACTCCTTTTTGTTTTCGTCGAACGCCGACCCCCTACTGCAGCCAGTGATCGAGTCAATGATCACGAGCTTCGGCTGGTGCTTCTCAATCAGCTTCACGAAGCGGTAGTACCAGTTCAGATCCCACCCCATCACCACCGTCACGGGATCCTGCGGCTGGAACTCCAGATCCCGCAACTGCTGCTGAACCTGCACCTCGCTCTGATCGCCATTGAGGATCAGCACCGGCCCAGCCTGCACTGGAACGAGATCCCCCCGCACGGAGAACGGAATCCCCCGCGCCACATGCTTGGCAATGGTCCAAGCCGACATGGACTTGCCATCGCCACCAGCCCCGTGAATCATCACGGTCCCAGGGCAAGGCAGCAGATCCGGGATCAAATACTCAAACTTCAGATCCTTTTCCAGCAGCCGACTCATCGCCATTTCATCGTCTTGCTGCTCGAACTGCATCTGGGCGATCAGCAACCGCTCCAGCGCCCCAGCGTCACGGTATCCAGCCTCCAGCGCCAGCACATTCATGGCGTGCGCCGCCTCCGCCGGGTTCTGCAGCTGCTGGATCTCTTTCGCCCGCCGAATCACCTCGGCGTAGGTGATGACGACCTGCCGAATCCGGGTGACGTTATCGGCCTCAACGTCCTCAACAACCTTCCGCAGATCCTCGGACAACCACAGCCGCCCCGGCATCTGCTGGTCCGCCATCCAGAACAGCGTCCCAAGGCTCACCGGCCCCTTCCGAAAGGACTTCCAGACCTCTTCACAGGGATTGCCACTGGCCCAATCCTGTGAAAATTCGGGGTCTTCTGCAGACCACGCCGCCCAAAGCGTCAAACCGAGATCAGTCGGCAGCTCGCTGTGGATCGCCATCCCCACCTTGACCCAATGATCCCGGCTGCCACTGCCCTGCCCCGGAATCACCCGCAACGCGGACTGAATGATCTCAGCCACCTCAGCTGGATCTCGATCCGAGAAATCCAGCGCCTTGCGGTTCTTAATGAACCCGCCATCCTGCACCTCACGCCCCGCGTGATCGCGCATTTCCGCCAGCAGCCAATCAGGAGCCCCCGGAATGGCCTCCAGATCGCCCTCAAAGCCGTATTCCCCCTCCGGCGCCTTCCCATCACTGGAGCCCGGATAAGCCCCGTAGAGGAGCCCCTGACGGCCCCAGAGCACCTCGTAACCCGCCCCGGTATCCGACAACCCAAAACCCTTTACCTCGCCCCACAGGGCCTCAGGGACGCGAAACAGGTACTTCGCCGCATTGGCCTTGGTCGAAGTGATGACTGGAGCACCCTCCAGCGACTCCCCCCACTTCTTTTTGAGACGACTGAGATTCCTGTCCACGTCAAGAATCACCAGTCCCCCACTCCGAGCCCCGGTAAACGCCCCCACGGCCTGGAACACATCCGGCCGCCGCTCGATCTGCAGCGCCACATCCGCCGGCCCCATCACGCTGTGGTGGCTCCGCTCCAGCGGTGTCTTGCCTTTTGAAATTTTCCCCGACTGGATCGCCTGCCCCTTGGCGTAGATCGGGGCATACGCGATCCCCACCGGCAACTGGCGCACGAAAGCCAGCAGCTCGCGCATCTGTTTGGACATGTTAGAGTCTCACATGAGAATGTTCGCCACGCCCTACGGCCTTCCAGCCGTGGGGCATTTTCTCAGCCTAGCCAGCCCGTCAATCCCGTGTTACTGTTACAGGGTTGCTGCCCAGCAGCGACCACACCACCCTGTAACACCAATGGGATTCCTCTCCAAAAACGCCTCAGCCACCGTCTCGAACACCAGCTCCGGCGGCGGCTACCTTCAAGTCTCAAAAATGCCTGACGGCGGCTCCGTCCGCTTCGCCCTGCTCTCGGACGAACCCCTGGAGTTCTACGAAACCTGGGGCACCAGCACCGAAGGCAAGTCCAAGCCCTTCCGCTTCGACTTCGAGCCCACCTTTGAGGACGTGATCGCCGAAATGGGCGACTTCGAGCCCCGCGAAGGTCGTGGCGGCCCCGGCACTGCAGACGTGAAGTTTGCCATCGCTTGCCCGGTCTACAACTTCGACGCTGGCGCCGTTCAAGTCCTCTCCCTGACCCAAAAATCCATCCTCAAAGAGCTGGATCAGATCAGCCAAATGGAGGACTACGAGGATCTACTTTCCTGGGATTTCCAGCTCAACAAAAAAGGCAGTGGACTCCTGACCGAGTACACCCTGCGCCCCGTCCCCCGCAAGAAAGGCAGCCAAGAACACATTGACGCCGCCTGGTTGGAAGCCAAATCCAACGGCTTCGACATCAGCCGCCTGCTGACTGGTGGTAATCCTTTCAAGGCTGCCTAATCAGCCCCACTGAAATTTTCAATGCCCTGCTTGCGCGGGGCTTTTTTAGTGGTATTATCACTGTGGGAAAGAATATCTAAATGGCCTCCAACACCCAAGACACGCTGGCATCACTACGCCGCTGGAGGCTGGAACAAGACAATAGTGGCCCCTTCCGGGTCTACAGAGACCAAAAAGGCACCATCTACCATAGTGTTACACACATCCTAAAGGAAACAAGCGACAAAACCGGACTGGAGCGCTGGGAAGCCCGCCTGGGACCCATTGAAGCTACACAACAGAGAAACATTGCCGCCACCCGCGGCAACATGGCCCATTCACAGGCCGAATACCTCCTCAAGACTGCTCAGCAGCTGGCACGTAACACAGCAAACAAGCGAAATTCCATTCACTGGGATTTTCAAGGACTGGCACGAATTCCCGCCCCAATCACCCAGTGGGCCCTGAAACGTGTCCGCCCCAACGTCCCCCGCGTTGGCTGGAGCGCCTCAGGTTACGCCCGCAGCCTGTCCGACTGGATCACCGAAAACGTCACAGAAATCTTCGCCAGTGAGTTTTCCATTCATCACCCGGCCGGCTTCGCTGGAACCTGCGACGCCCTGATCGGCCTCAAGAATAACGAGCTGGTACTAGCCGACTGGAAGACCAGCGTGGGACGCAAAACGGCCATTCATGACGGCCAGGAGCGCCTCCCACCCGGCCATTCATACATCGACCAATGTGGCGCCTACAGCCTGGGCCTCAAGCACCTTACCGGCCTCCAGCCGACTGGAGCAGCCATCATCCTGGCCCGCCGCTGCGGCACCCCCAACATCCATTCAATGTCTGCTCGTGAACTTGCAGACGCTGAAAACTCATTCATGGCTCGGGTGGAACGCTATTTCGAGGCTCTCCAAAATCCCATTCAAGTCTCGGCCTGAAACGCCATTCATGGCTTGCGAGTTTCTGACACTTTTTAGTGCGTATGTACTAGCCCACGTATTGGCGACACCCTTTGCTGAGGCAATACCTGGCACGTATCGGCCGATCCGCCTATAGGTGAGTCTCATTCTCAGTCTCATGAGTCTCACCCGTAGGCGGAAAAACCGGCCACGGGTTAGGTGGCCGAACTGGAGCGTGCTCAGCCCTGCGGGCTTCGCACTTTTCTGGAGGGCTGAGCTTTGCCTGAGTCGGAGCGAGTCTTGCGACCGGCACCCTTGCCAGGCTTTGCCCTTGCTGCTGGAGCGGCTGGAGCTTTGCCGCGCGGAAAAAGTCCCGTAGCCTGTGGAAAAAGCTCCGGCGGTATGTCAGCCCCGCCGTTCACACGCTGGCAGTCTCGCCAGTAGGGAATCAACTCCCGCCATAGCTGGAGCGGACCCTCTTTACCGTGTGCCTGCTGGAGTGCCAGGAGATCCTGCCAGTCGCTAGCCTCGACCGTTGAGCGCTCGATCGCCCAGCGGAGATCGCGTAGCTGGCGTTTTTCTAGGCGGATCTGCTCGCGCTCCTGCTCACGCTGCTCACGCTGGAGCGCCTTACGCTCTCGTTGCGTGTTCCAGTCGCCGCCGCTCATGCCTCCGGCTCCCATCCGGCGGTAACGTGCTGGATCAGCTGGCGGGTGTGCTGGCACCGTTTGGCTTCCGCAGTGTTACCGGTGCGGTGCAGTTGTGCGGCGGCACTGTGCAGAGCCCGTTCAATCCGCAGCCAGTGTTCTGGCGCAAGGGTGACCATAACGGCCGTGGTAGGTCTTGCCATGGGGCGGTCCTGCCGGGGTCCGGCTAAGGGTTACCCTGCCACAGTAACATCGCCGCCAGTCTGCCCGGCCACGCTGTTAAGTTACACAACAACAGGCCGGCAAGGGCTGGAGCTGGAGCGATGATACGGGAGCACAAAGGCACGCCCTGCCATGCAACCGACCTACACACCCGAACACCTAGAGCGCTGGAGCGCCGGCTCTGGAGCTTCCGCGTTTGACTCTGCCGCGAACTACGCGGGTGCCGATTTTTCGGAGTTCTATCTAGCACCCATCCACCGCACCCGCGACACCGCCGACGCCCTGACCCTTTCGAACTTCCGCGTGATCGCTGCCGAGCTGGAGCGCCTGGCCGATCATGACGAGACCGGCGTGGTCAGCATCGGCCATTGGGCCTGCGGCTGGTACGAAATTTTCCTTATCCACGAGACCGATACCCTGGCACTGGAGCGGGCCGATGAGTGGGCGGCGACCCTTTCCTGCTATCCGGTCGCGGATGAAGAGGACTGGTCAGAACTGGAATACGAACAAGAGGTAGAGGGCTGGAATTCCTACGGCTGCCGTGAGTGGCGCGATGCACTGGTGAAGGCACTGGAAACCTACGCGCCAGAGGACTCCGACGTTTACTGGGCGGATGAAACCATCGATAGGCTCACTGAGGATCAGCTCTACGATGCCTGGCACAGCCTGTCGGATCGACTGAGCTGGAGCGTAGAGCACGAGACCGACGGTCCTAGCTTCAACATTGAAGGCGCCGCCGAACTTCTCACGGCTGCCACCCTGTCGAAAATCACGGGCCTGACTCTGCTGGAGCCCGAGCAAGAATGGCGGCGCGAGCCGTACCCCTGGCCGGACGGATCCTCTGACCCACTGCTGCCGGCACTGACTTGACCGCCGGCCGGTCCGGCTGTATTGTTGAACACGAGACCCCACCCTAAGGCTCAAACCATGCAAACTTTCGAGCACCGTTGGACTGGCACCCACGTGTCAGGTTCTACGGCCTGCGCCGTGGTGAAGTATCACGGCCCCACTAACAGCCGCGGTAGCCGCTGGATCGCCACCATCAAGCGCGGCGGCGGTGAAGTCTGGCGCGCATCCGTTCCGTTTCAGGATGGCCCGCTGGTAGCCGCTGTGGCTGCGGCCCGTAAGTTCGGCGCTGACTGGACCCCTGAGACCTGCCACAGCATCGACGCCGATACCTACGCGGTGGGGTTCTGATGCGGTACAACGTGTGGCTGCTGCGGGAGGATGGCACGCCATCGCCCGCGGGACCTTCTCAGATCAGCGCTTCCGGCATTGTCGCCGCTCAACGGCTGGCGCAGCAGACCTTAGACGATCTGCAGCAGGTCGGCGCGCTGGTCGGCTGGTCGATCAAGACGGTTACAGAGGCCGGGTAACTGGCGCCGCTGCAGACTACGGGCCCGGCACGATGGCCGGGTCTTTTAGTGTGAGGCTATGATTGAACCAAACGGACGGGATTCTAACAGTGAACGATCTGCCGGAAGCTAACAACCTGGCGCCGGAAGATCTTCCCGGTGAGGTAAAGAAACAGCGACCGTACGGGAAACGCAACCCCGATGCCGTTATTGAAGAGCGCCGGAAGCGACTTTATAAAAGGCAGCTGACCGGTTTACCAGTACGACAGCTGGTTCTGGATCATGCTGATCGTGAAGGCATCGGCGAAGTTACGGCTTGGAGAGACTGGGATGAGGTGAAAAGGTGGAACGAAGAAGATTGGAGCAAGGATCGAGAGAGTATAGTTTCACGTTTACAGGCTATGCGTATGCGCGCAATTGATGCGGCCATTAGAAAGGGGCAGATCGGTAGCGCCCAACTATTGATGCGCGACCTTGGCGCAGTGGTTGGGGAGGTCGCTCCTGAGGCTCAGGCTGCTGCCGCTCCCGTGCTACGCGTGGAGATCGACGACAGACGTCCGGCCGGTTGACCCGTGCCCATAATGTGCGACAATACGGGGGCACCTAGGGATACCCATCCATGCAATCCCGCATCCTGACCGCTGCCGCGATCCTCACCGCCTGCGCTGTGCTGGCGATGGGCGCAGACAATGCCGACCGGCTGGAACACTGCCAGGCATCCGGCCGCCCTGCTGCTGAGTGCCGACTTGTTGTTCTGGGGCGCTGAGGACTAGTACAACTATACTCTATTACAGTGTGTAACAGCATGGCCCCCATCGCGGGGCCTGCTGTACTACAATACAGGAGTCAACAAGGGAAACCATCCCATGAACCGCCCCAGGTATTTTGTTCGCGTTAACGGCATCGCCGCTAGTGCAGATTTAACCCACGATCGTGCACTAGCAGCGGTTGATCAGGCCATAGAGTCACGGCCTGATGCTGTTATCAGCCTCGCGCAAGTCTGCCCGAAAACTCACCAAGCACTAGGTGAGTTTGTTCTTCACCGTCCTCTCTGACCTAGCCGCACCATGGCAACGCTCACCACTTGCGCCGCGCTTCTCCTAGCGCTGCTCCTGCTACCGCTGCTCGTGCTCGCATGGGCCGCCGAGACCAAGCAACAACGCGCCAGGCGCTGGCGCCGCTCCGGCATGACACAGCAGGCAATCGCCGATCGGCTCGGCTGCTCCCGTTCCACCGTGCGCCGGCTGCTCGCGGCCTAGTACGTGGGTACTAAAAAGGCCCCTTGCGGGGCCGGGCTGCTCAGGAGCAGGCTGTCTCTAGGGAGGCTATGGGGTCTGGGCTGGCGGCTGCTGCGAGGATGGCCAAGCCGCCGACGCAGTACTGCGTGGTGCCGACTTCTGCGAGCCACCGGCCGGCGCTTCCCCAGTCGCGGCGGCAGTGGATGCCGTGGTTGCGAAGAGAGGCAGCGGCGAGTGCAACTGTGGTCATGGGGTGGTGTCCCTGCGTGACTTCTTAAGTGTAACACCACAGGCCGCCCCACCAGCGGATTTTGTAACAATCTGTAACACAGTACAGGTGTACCAGGGGGCAGGGTCCGGCGATAGTACGCGCGTACCACGGCCTAGGGAACCTGGAGCTATATCTCAAATTATTTCCACTATGTAACAGGGGGCAGTGGTCGAGTTTTTGCGTTTTGCATACCTAGGGTTCCCAAAAATACGCTACTATAGTTAGGGAACCCTACAAAACCATGGTCTATCCGAAAACAGCCGAGGAAGCCGAAAAACTCGGCACCCCTTTGTTTTTCACCGGAAAACCCTGCAAGAACGGCCATACCGACCTACGGCGCTGGTGCCGATTCGAAGTCAACGGACGTAGCTACTTAGGCAGCAAGTGCGAAACATGCCGCAAGCAAACCCGCGCTAAGCATCGGGATAAAGACATAGGTGCAAAACTACGCAACCGGGTTAACAACGTGCTGCGCAGCCGCATACGAGGATCTAAGTACCGCTGCACAAAAGTCTCTGAGCTACTGGGATGCTCCATCGAAGAATACATGTACTACATTGAGCGGCAATGGCAGCCGGGTATGACCTGGGACAACTGGGGTACATGGCACATAGACCACATCCGCCCCTGCAAAACCTTTGATCTAACAGATCCTCTACAGGTCAAAAAGTGTTTTCGGTATACGAACACCAGACCCCTATGGGCATCACAAAACCGCAATCCGGGAAAAACACATGAGTGACAACAGCATCAGCCTCCGCTTCGCCCAAGGCGAGGTCTTCAATAGCCGCAAACGCTTCCGCGTCCTCGTCGCAGGCCGCCGTTTCGGCAAAAGCTACCTCTCCTGCGTCGAACTACTCCGTGGAGCAATCGAACGCCCCGGAGAAACCTATTTCTATTGCGCCCCCAGCTACAGAATGGCCAAGGATATTGTATGGAAATTATTAAAAAGATTAGTCCCGAAAGCATGGATTAAAAGTAAAAACGAAACCGACCTAAAAATTGAGCTAGTTAACGGCTCCACAATCGAACTCAAAGGTACAGAAAACGCGATGGCCCTGCGAGGCCGCAGCCTCTCCGGCGTAGTCCTGGACGAAGCTGCCTTTATGGACGCCGAAGTCTGGTTTGAAGTCATCCGCCCAGCCTTGGCCGACAAACAAGGCTGGGCACTCTTCATCTCTACCCCAGACGGCACGGCCAGCTGGTTCTACGACCTCTGGTGCTACGCCGACGAAGGAGACGAGGACTGGTGCCGCTGGCAGTTCACCACCATTGAAGGCGGCAACGTCCCAGCTACAGAAATCGAAGCTGCCCGAGCGCAGCTGGATTCCAGGACATTCCGACAGGAATTTGAAGCCAGCTTTGAAAATCTCAGCGGTCTAGTCGCCATCAGCTTTTCGGACGACAACATCGACAAAACCGTCCAAGACCTCCCGGTCCTCCCCCTCCTACTGGGGGTGGACTTCAACATCGACCCAATGTCCGGCATCTGCGCGGTCAAAAAGGGCGACGTCCTCTGGGTCTTCGACGAAATCATCATGACGGGCGGCGCCACCACCTGGGACTTCTGCGAAGAGGTCCAATCCCGCTACGGCGTGGAGCGCCGCATCATCGCCTGCCCAGACCCCACGGGCGGCGCCCGCAAAACCGCCGGCGTTGGAGCAACCGACCACAACATCCTCCGCAAATCCGGCTTCACCGTCTCCAGCCCCCGCAACCCCTGGAAAATCCGCGACAAGATCACCTGCGTCAACACCGCCCTCCTCGACGCCTCGGGAACCCGCCGCCTCTTCATCCACCCGCGCTGCAAAGAACTCATCAAATCCCTCCGCACCCTGACCTACGCCCCTGGAACGGGCCTCCCCAACAAAAACCTCGGAGTTGACCATGCTTTTGACGCTCTTGGCTATCTCTGCCTTCAAACTTTCAATCTTGCCAAGCCAGAATCCCTCGGCAAAACCAACTACCGTGTCTGGTAACACCCCTCTACTGGCACACCATGGCGAAAAAGAAGCCCACCAAACCCCAAAAGAAGGTGGAAAAAGTGATGTCCGAGTACAAAACAGGCACCCTTAAATCTAGTTCCGGCCAAAAAGTAACCAGCCGTAAACAAGCAATCGCCATCGCCATGTCCGAAGCCGGCATGGCACGCAAAAAACCCACCAAAAAAGGTAAAAAGTAATGTCAAAACGCGGTCTTTATTCGAATATCCAGGCCAAACGAAAGCGCATTGCTGCCGGCAGCGGCGAAAAAATGCGCAAGCCTGGAACTAAGGGTGCCCCAACGGCCGCAGCCTTCAAAGCAGCGGCCAAAACCGCCAAAAAACGCCCCAAATGATCCAGACAATCAACGGCGGCTGCGTCCACATCGAAATCGACGCTGAGGACGGCCTCACCCACGCCACATTTGCCTTCAAAACACCCTCCATCCCCGAAACTTTGGGCGGTTTCGTCACCAAACTCGCCCAAGGCATCGAAGTGCTGGTGCCCATCGACAATCCCGACGACGAGGAAGAGGACGATGACGATTGAGTATCGCGGCGAAACCTTCGCCGGCTACAACAAACCCAAGCGCACCCCCAACCACCCGACCAAATCCCACGCCGTCCTCGCCAAAGAAGGCAGCACAGTAAAACTCATCCGTTTCGGTCAACAGGGCGTAACTGGCTCACCAGCAAAAACAGGAGAAACAGCAGCAGAAAAAGCGCGAAGAGCATCATTTAAGGCCCGACACGCACAAAATATCGCCAAGGGCAAAATGAGCGCCGCATTTTGGGCAAATAAGGTCAAATGGTGACCTTTTCCTGTTTATGAATCCACGTTTTTAACTCCGCCACATACACCCTCAGCTGGTGCGCTTTCTCCGCGTGCCACCCATCGCCCGTCTGCCGATACAACATTCCATGCCGATCAATCCCATCCAACGCCTGTTTAATTAGCCCATTCCACGGCTCTCTAACTGGCGTATTCCACTCCCGCACGGTAATAAGTCCGCGTCTACTGCCAAAATAGGTACAAAGTAGGAGTACAGCCGTGGTCTACAGCGCCAACATCCCCCCAACTGGAGCTGTAGTCAGCGAATCCCCCTTTGTCCGCAGCCTCGACGTCATCGGCATGATGCCGGACTGGAGCGTAATGGCTGCCGTCACCCGTGGCACCAACTACATCCGCGACCTCTCCGAGACATACCTTCCTCAAGAACCCCGCGAGGATGACGACGCCTACGAAACCCGCGTCGCCCGCAGCGTTCTCAGCCCTTACACAAGCCGCCTCATCGAAACCGCCGCTGGCGCCATCCTCCGCAAGCCCATCCACCTCGAAGGCGACCCCTACTGGCTGGAACTCGCCAACAACATCGACGGCCTCGGCTCGAACATCAACGAGTATGCCCGCCGCGCATTAGTTAGCAGTTTGACCTATGGCCACAGCGCCATTCTCGTTGATTATCCCGCCGCGACTGGAGCCCGCAACCTCGCCGAAGAACGCGCCCTAGGCCGCCGCCCCTATTTCGTCCACGTTGACGCCCCCCAAATCTGGGGCTGGCGCAAAGAAGGCGGCACCAACCGCCTGCTGCAAGTCCGCATCCACGACTACGACGTCCGCCCGCTAAACGAGTTCGGCGAAGAACAAGTCGAACAGATGCGCGTCATCTACCCCGGCCGCTACGACCTCTACACCTTGGGCCAGGAAGTCGTCGAGTTCACCGCCACCGGCGACTACAGCCTGCCCGAAATCCCCCTGGTTCCGATCTACAGCAACCGTCGCGGCCTCCTGCTGTCCCAACCCCCACTGCTGGACATCGCCAACCTCAACATCACGCACTACCAACGCCAAGCCGACCTAATCCACGCCCTCCACATCGCCGCAATGCCCACCCTCGTCCTAGAGGGCTGGGACGACACGACCGGCTCCGCAACGATGGGCGTCAACTACGCCATCGCCATGCAACCGGGTAATAAGGCGTACTACGTCCAAGCTGACGCCACCAGTTTCGACGCCCAAATGCAGGAACTCCAATCCCTGGAGTCCCAAATGTCCACACTCGGCGTCACCAAACTCTTCGGCCAAAAATTCGTCGCCGAGTCTGCCGAGGCCAAGCGCATCGACCAAGCCCAATCCAACAGCGTCCTCTCAATCATCAGCCAAGAACTGGAAAGCGCCCTCAACCAAGCCTTCGTCTATGCCGCCCAGTATGTCGGCCTAGAACCGCCCGAAATCACCATTGACCGTGACTTCGATTACTACCGCCTGATCGGCCAAGACGTCTCCGTGCTGGCCCAACTCAACCAGATGGGCAAGATCAGCGACTCCATGCTGCTGGAGATCCTGCGTCGCGGCGAAGTCCTGCCCGACAACATCAACATCGAAGACGAAATCGAAGCTGCCGGTAAAACCGCACTGGAAACCACAGAAGAAGCTGCCAGTACCGAAGAACTCGACTCAAATACAATGACTGAAGAGGAGGCCGTTTGAAATGTCCGTCTATCCCGGCACGTACAACATCCGCCTCCAGCGCCGAGCCGACTACTCCATGGCGCTCCAACTCAAGGACAGCACTGGCACGCCCATCAACCTAACCGCTTGGACCGCCTACGCCCAAGCTTGGAATAAAGATCGCACAACTAAATACGCCGACTTCACTATTACCTACGTCAACCGCGCCAACGGCCAAATCTCCATCGCACTAACCGACACCCAAACAGCCTCATTCCCCGACGAATGCTATTACGACGTCCTACTGGAAAACCCTAGTTCTCTCCGCGAATACTACTTAGAAGGCAAAATCTACGTCTCGGAGGGCTACACAGCATGACAAGCGTAGTTATCACCGACGAGAGCAAAACAGTCGTCGTTAACGACAGCAACGGCGACACCGCTGTAATCACTGCCCCCGCCCAAGCCGTAACCATTGAAACCACCGCACTGGGACCCCAAGGCCCCGGCGGCGTTGTGGCGCTCTACGGCAACTTCATCGACACCACCGACCAATCCCTAGTCAGCACCACCGCCGCCCAAGCCGTCCGCCTCGGCACCACCCTCGAAAACCGCGGCATCACAATCTCCAACCAGAGCCGCATCAACTTTGAGCTGGCCGGAACCTACAAAATCCTTGCCTCTCTTCAACTTACAAACACCTCAAACAACATCAGCGAAGTCAACGTCTTTTTCAAACAAAACGGCACCACGATTACCGACAGCAACACTCGAATTGACCTTGAACCCCGCAAATCCGTAAGCACGCCTTATCACGGCTGCTTCACAATCGAATTCCAACTAACAGTCGCCAACAACGACTACATCGAGATCTACTGGAGCGCCGACGATCTCGGCATAACACTTGACACTATTCCTCTGGATGCACTGCATCCACAAGCCCCCAGCGCAATTGTCAACGTCGCCCAAGTGATGTACGCCCAAGCTGGCGTCCCAATCGGCGGCAACACCGGCGACATCCTCGTCAAAAGCACTGGCACCAACTACGACACCGCTTGGACCGACAGCCCCACCCTCGACAAG